ATTACCTTTTCTAATGCAATAGGACACTCACAGCCACCGGCTCACGTTCAACCAGTTGCAGTAAACCAAACTAATGCAGACTTAAATTTTCCAGCGTAATGGTATTGGGATTTGATAAATATCTTAATGAAACCATTGGGGCAGACTCGATGGAAAGGGATCCGGCAGACCTTGTTCTGCATCCGGATATTCAGCGATCTAGCGCTCTAATGTTTAATGCAGGAACGTCTGGGACGATTCCAACCCAGTGGAATAATTCACCATTCCTAAGCGGAGGTAGATTAACCAGCGCATTTGGATTAAACCCAAAGCAGAAGAAAAAGAAGGTATTGTCGTATCACGAGTTTGTAAAATCAAGTAAAAAATTCTCTAAATAAATGGGATACGTTTCAACATTTAATAAGTTCATAAAAGGCGAAGAAAAAAAGAAGCTAGAAGCAGGTGCCAATCCTTCTATTGAAGAACAGGCAGATCCTGCTCAAACTACTGATGCTAATTCACAAGATGTAGGAGCACCAGCTGCAGGTCAAAATCAGACGACTGCTCCGACTCCGCAAAACACGAGCGTCGAGAGCAACCCTGCAGTAATTTCAGCAAGACAGGCAGTTGCACAAGCAACAGAAAATCGCGATAAAGTAATTGCTGCAAAACAGGCAGAGCTTGATAAGCTAAAGGCTGATCAAAACACGCTCGTCAACACAAAAGTGTCAGACCTCAATAAAGCGATAGCTGACGCCGCAAAAACACCAGCGCAACCTACAGCATGAAAATCATAAAGTCATATCAGCAATTTGTAAACGAGGCGACAAAGGAAGTTGTGTACCCTACCAACTTTAAGGGAATGGTACAGAGCACTCTTTCTAGCATTTACACTTCGGTAATGGCGATTGCGCAGGAACTTGCTAATGAAAAGGCAGCAAGAAATCCAAATAGGTATGATGGAACCATTTCAGATGTTGACGTCACCAGAGCAATGAATCTTGTGTTTCACAGCGACTGGAAAAAGAAGCTAAAGAAAAAAGCGTTAGGTCAGATGTTGCACGGATCGATGGAAAGAGCTGAAAAACAGGACACAGTAGTCGCAAAGAAGAATCAAAGAGCGCTAGGCAGAATGTCCGGAGACAAGGAGTTTAATTTTGACGTTGATAAGTCTAGCGTAAGATTTAGCGATGACCGATTAGGAGGAGGGCCAGGATCAAATCAATAAATTTAATATGAGCGAGATAGAATTAATAGAAGACATAAATAACGAGATTACGTTCTCAGGTGCACTACCGTACTCACTACCGCAAAAGGAATTACAGCGTATACTTACAAACGACACTAGATTCTTTTGGGATAACTGGAGACACGCAGTAGAGAGCAAGTATTTGTTACTACCTCTTGAACTTTTTCAGAGCCAGTATTTTAAGAAGATGCGTCAGATCCAGCTGCCGGACTGTGTTCAGTTTGTAGTAGATTTTAAAGAAGCAAAGGGAGGATCTCTTTTTGCTACGCTGGATAGGGACTTTGCAGAGCAAAAGTTTATTGGTTCTGAGATCTATCTTACACCCTTTGTTGGAGAAAGTATTATGTATAGAACGGTTATTTTCTCGTTTCTTGATCTTACTAAAAGCATGATGATCGATACGATAGCATACGATTTCAATAAAAACTCAAAGCGACTTGGAGTAATAGGTCGTACTCCAGCTACCGCAGCAGTCGTTCGTATCTGGAAGAGGCTCGAACCGGAAAGTCTGTATGATGACGAAATGTTTCAGAGATACGTCCGTGCTCACGCAAAAGTAAGACTTGCACACATGTTGCAGTCGTTTGGATTTACTCTCCCAGGAGACGTCACAATAAACTATACCAACATGGTAACAACTGCTGAAAAGGAAATGGCAGATGTTGTCACGATGATGAAGGGAGAAAATACGACAGATTGGCTTTACTTGGCGCATTATTAATCACATGTCACCGAAGAGAAACAAAATATCGACCCTAGGCAGTGCAAATAAGATACACCGCCAGAAACTCAATCGATTGGACAAGATCGCAGTGTGGATCACCAATCATGTTGGATCCATGGGATTTTTTCTTATTATTTTTACCTGGACCGTCTGCTGGTTAAGCTGGAACACCTTTGCTCCAATTAACTTAAGATTTGATACCTATCCAGGATTTATCTTATGGCTCTTTATTTCAAACATGATCCAGATCTTTCTTATGCCTCTCATCATGATCGGTCAGAACGTGCAGTCAGCCCATGCTGAGACTACTGCCGAAGCCGATTACCGAGTGAGCGTGCTGACTGAAGGACTTATTGAAGAGCTAAACCAGAAAGCGGATCGACAGGAGGAACTTTTACACGAGATCATACAAAAAATAGAAAGAGAAAAATCGTAATAAATAAAGTATATGGCACAATTACGTGATTTCTACCTAGGCAATACCGCAGATCCAGGATACGATCCAAATAGACTTGAAGTTTACGATGATCTTGAGGAGACCTTGCAACAGACCAAGATGACGCTTTTCACCAATAAAGGCGAAGTTCTTGGAGAATATGATTTTGGATTACAGGTAGAAAAGTACCTTTTTGAATTTACTATAGATCCGTTCTCCCTTTCAAAGGAGGCAAGCGGACAAATCAATAAATACGTAGGTAGCGCTAGAAAAAGAGCGATCGCCGTAAATCCTGCAAGTTATGCAGATTCCAAATCAAACAGGGAGATATTTGTCCTATTGATAGACATCCCTGAATTGACCTCTCCCCTTTCTATTTTTTACGATTAAAGTTGACCTGCGCCTTTTACTTCTCCGCCAGCTAGGGTTTCTTCACCCGCAGCTGGAGTTTCTGCAGGTCTAGCTGCTGGCGCGCCGCCTCCACCTGGAGGAGGAGCTGCCGCACCAGCATCACCGTGTTCAACTGGCTCGTCTTTAAATTCCAACCATTTCTTGTTAGACTCAATCTCGTCCTCATTGAGTTTTAGAGTTTTTCTTACAAGGTATTCAGTAGAGTAGTAAGGGGTTCCGTCATCATTCATAATGCCTTTCTTAGCAGTAAATGCAGCGATACGCTTAGCTTCAAGCTCGTTTTCTTTCATCTCTTCAAACACGTTATCGTTGTTGTAGTTTATACCCACAGCATTTTTAAACTTGTAGTCATCAGAGATCTCTGGAAAATCAAGATACATTTGTAACCTTACTGGTTTATTGATGAGTTCTGAGAATGCAGAACGAAGACGCTTTATAAATTTCTGGTAACGAATCTCCTCTCGGCTAATACCTTCAGCGTTTAGGGTAAATGCACCCATACCACTTTGTCCTTCCCAACGGGAATAAGGTATCTTGGAGTCCATTTTCAGCTTCTTATAGAAGTAGTTAAGCAACTCAGAACCAGAAAGGTTTGGTCCAGGGATCTGCATAGGTTCGATCTTAACGGCCTGATTCTGATCGTTCACCGGAACAACATAGTTCTTATAGAACATCATGTTAGGATTACCCTGAACAGAAAGCTCGCCGGTGTCTCCATTGAAGTAGATGTCCTCCTTCAGCAAGTTGAGAAACTCGCGAACGTCCTCCTGTGCTTTCTGCATGCTCTTGGTTCCGGTAGGAACTGTTGTCGTAAGTCGAATAGGCGCATTCATTACGTGCCAAATAACTTTACTGTGCTCGATGATTCGCATCAGGTTGAAAGAACGAATGAGACGTTCTACGAAAGATACCCTCTTGGTCTTAAAGTGATTTGCATATGAGATGTAGATCACCTGTGAGTCGTTAAGTATTCTAGTGCCGCCGGTCGTTGGATCGAACTGCAACCACTGGAGGAACAGCTTGCCCTTTGCGTCCTTTTGAAGTTGTGGAGCAACGCTTGCTGGGTCCATCTCCTTGAAGCCGATGATCTCGGTTGGTTTTTCCAAATTGTCGTAGATGATCTCAAAGGCAAGGTGACCCTCTATCAGGAACTGAAAGGCATACTGCCAAGCGGAAATACCCTCGCCGAATCCCCAAGCATTGTAGATCTTTTCAAAGTTGTCGTGGTACTTGGAAACTACTCTATCTTGAAAGTTCAAACGCTCGTCCTTCGTGCTTCCGCGATACATTATCTTACCGGTAAGATCCCTAGAGTAGCAAAATCGGTTTTCCTCGTCGTACACGATCATGTCGTCAACGATCGTCTCCAAGATAAACT